CAAAGACAGGCATGGCGCTTTCAAGCATCGCAGACTGCCTGTTTTCTGAGCCAGCAATAAGGTTGAAGATACTAAGTATCTCTGAAATCTCTTTCTGGTCTTTGCCAGATAGGATTTGACCGAGTTGTTTGTAAGACTGAGAGCGCTTTTGGTTTGGCAACTTCACACCATTAGGTGCGTATGTAGCCAGCGTCTCGTACCCAGCACGTAAAGATGCAACAAACTGATCAAACTGTTCTATTGTGTCAAACTTGTTCCACTCCACATCTTCCATGTCAGCAATGAACCGCTGTAAATCTCCAGCAGTTTTTATGCTGTCTGGGAGTCCAGACTGGTTTAGCTCTGGAGACATGGTTTCTCTGTTAAGAGGTATGTTATCCAGTTCGTTTACATTCACCGCCCTGTTCTCACGAGCGCGAGGTGAGTTTGGAAGCGCGGCATCTTCGGCAGATATCAACGACTCTGTTTCGCCAGCTTGTCGGCCTGTCAACCGCTGTCCATCAAGAGAGATGAAGTCTTCGTCTGGGTTTAGTGGTCGGAATGTTTTTGCGGCGGCTACTGAGCCAGACTTGACTGGCGAACCCTGTGCGTCCATAGAGTTCACAGAGCCGACTACGTACTGGTTAGGCTTTAGACCACCTGACAATTGGGCAGAAGAGGTCTGAGGGGCGGAACCCTTTTTGCTAGTTTGGTTGATTACTCTGACACCCCTGTTCTTACCGAAGTCTGGGTGTTTTGGATCAATGATTTGTATAGAAACCAACTTACCGTCAGGCATTGACTCTTGCTTAATACCTCTGTCTTGAGGCTTTACGTCGTCAGCTACTGTGATGGGATCAGATGATTGAGCCTGTAAGGGCGCATCTTCTACGTCGGCGTAACGCTGAGTGTTATGATAATCAGGGATTTCTGTTGGCGACGTAGCGATTGAACGCTCTTCAGGCACGTTACCCGAAGAAAGAACTTCATCAAGTTCTTTCTTCGATGCTTGAGCTATCTTCTTGTAAAGCTCTGTTCTTGACATAGCCATGTCAGAAGAAACTTTATCGCCGTTGCGACGTATAATCTGGAATACCTTTATACCATTCTCATCGGAGAACTCACGAATAGAGCCAAGCTCTTTACCATTCACAAAGAACTTGGTAGAGCCTCCTTCTATCTTTTGGTACTGGACATCCTTTGCCATGTTGTAAGCACGTTTGCCAATTTGAACAATGTGCGCTTCTGGCTCACCCTTTGGCCGAGAGTCTGGCTTCGTTGACTGAATCTTCTCCTGTGCAGTCGAAACGATTTGTTTAGCAGAAGACCGTACCTCTTCTTTCGGCATGCCAGCGCTATGTTCTTGTAAGTGAGCAAGTTCTCCTTGCATCTCTTGGTAGGACAATTCAGCAAGTTCTTCCATGTTGGCATAATACTCTGCCCTTGAAAGCTCTTCCTCTGTAAGCTGTACGTTGAATACGTCCTCTGCTTCACGAATCAACTCGCTCTCAGGAACCTGAGATTTGGTCTCCAAATCGTTTGCTTCTGTTTTACGTAGCTCCCTCTTCAATCGACCAAGAGCTTGTACAGCCGCGTTTGTATCGTCTGCCTTGATGCGCTTTTTGTCAGATGGAGACATGGTGTTCAACATCTCTGACTTACGCTTGTTGAGTTTTGCCCGCTCTTGTTTCAAAGCAACAGCGGCTTTTGCATCGCCCTTTCTTTCGGCTCGCTTCAAGTCCTGATGGATGCCTGCTATACGAGCCTCTAACTCGTAGTAACGACGTAGCCCAGTAGCTCTGGATTTTTCAACTCTGTTCGCAACAACCGTACCCCTGTCGGTGTACACAAGTGGGTCGTAAAGGTCTTTTAAGTTTGACTTGATAATGTCTGGGTCAGTGGCATCCCCACCAGTAACAGCTTTAGCTCTCTCCAAAGCTTCTGTTAAACGGGTTTGCGCGGCTTTTAGTTTTGATGAAGCATCTGCCTCGCCTTCATTGGGAACGTCTCGCCCCTCCCTGACTGCATCTGCGAAAGCAGGGTCTTCGCTTGAAACCCCCTCGTTCACTGATTGGTCAAAACTTTTTTGCGCTCGACTTACTGCGCCTTCTGCCAAACGGATTTCGTTCTGGATTTCTTCTAAGTCACGAGGGTCTAGTACGTTGTTAAGACCTTGGTCTTTAGCACGTTCTGCCGCCTCTATACTGCGGTCACGAAGAACCTCGTCTTTAGCTCTGGCAAAAGACTTGTTGCGTTCAATCATAGCTTCTTCGTTAAGCCTGTTCGCGCTTTCTGAAGAGTCATAGATGAATGTCTTTCCATCACGGACGGTGCGTATCTTGGTAAATGTTTTCCCGCCATACCCTTGAGGAGACTGGCGTAGGAAAGATTGGACACGCCCAACAGTCTTGTCACTTACGTCACGACCAGAGCCTGCACGACCATTCCCCATAGTCACGTTTCTAAGGTTTTGCTGAACACGCCCAATGTGTTCGCCGTGACCTTCCTTAATTGCCTTCTCGTCTATGTCTATCGCGCTGGTTGTGCGTGTGGCTAACTGGCGCACACTGTACTGGTTGCCCATAGGATCGGTAGCCATGTACTTTTGTTGTTGTAAGAACCTATCAAGCATTGCATCTGCTTGAGTACGGACTAGCTTTATAGCTGTCTCTCTGTTTAACTTGCCAGACTTCATAAGGTTGCGAATAGAAGCTTCCTTAAATCCAGTCCATTCTGTCTGCATCTCTTTAGGCAGGGTGGCAATTTGCTCTTGCACAAAACGAGGCATGAAGTCCCCGTCGTCTGGAGAAGGCAGTATGCCTTTCTGTGCGTTAGCCCAAAACTCAGATACTAGATTATAGAACTCGCCTTCACCATGACGGTTCTTTACTACCTCTAGCATATCTTCAATAGTCGCAAGACCCATGAACTCGTTTTCTAAGTCCATTGCGTACCGACCAACTGAGCGGTTGCGCCACTCTCGGTGCGCTTGTTTCGCTTGCGGCTGAATGGCGTCACCAACGATTGACTCGATCAAAGCGTCGGCAATCTCTTCGTCGAACAACTCATCTCCGATGCCGTTATCAGATTGAGTTCTGTTTAATATAGAGTTCCACTCTTGCTCACCGCGAATGATGTTGACCGTATCTCTGAATATAGCTCGACGAGCTTCGACAGCTTCTGTGCCTTTGCCCTTTGGCATGGCTCCGATTATTGCTGAAGACTTTTCTTTAGATAGACCAAGGCTGTTGAACTCTCTGCGTATATTAGAAAGTGTAGGAGAAAACTCTACGTCTATAAACTCGTTGATCTGTGTCTCTACATCAATAACAGGCTCTGGCGCTGGTGTCGGTGCAGTTTCAGCACTAGCTTCTGCCGTTCCTTCTGGAGTGGATACAGCCTCTTGATTAGGGTTAGTAACCGCATCTGTAGATTGCTTTTGCTCTTCAGCAATCTGGTTAGTAAGACTTTGTTGCTCCTCTTTTAGTGCGACAGCTTCGTTGTCTATGTCTGTCACTCTTTTTTGCAGGGTCAAAAGTTCTGGATTAGGGGAGCCATCCTCAAGAGTTTCAGGCATGTTAGCCATCTCACGCTCAAGGCGCTTACGTTCGTAAGCAATGCTTCCCTTCTTACGCCCGTCAAGCCGCTGGTTGTTCTGATCCAGACGCTCTTGTGCAGACAATGTTACATCTGCTTCTGGTGCGGCTTCTTCAGCTACAGGGCTTGCCGCGTCAGCAATCGTTTCTTCATTTGGTGTGGGGCGGAACTGCTGTCCCTCTACGTCTGCTCCTTTAGGCTCATCAAGTTCTACACGAGCCGCAGGAGTTTCTGTAGCAGGGCTTACTGTGAACCCTTCTCCGTCTATAGCGCGGTCAAGTAGCTCATTAGGCTGGTCAAAGATGTCGTCGATCCTTGAAGCCGCCATGCTGTCGCCAGCACTAAGTTGGCTTCGCGCTCTACCAACAAAGTCTTGGTAGCCGTTTTCTCCATCGCGTTGAGCTTTTTGCAAGCGCTCAAGCTCAGGGCTTGTTGTTTGTCCCGCCGCTTGTAGCTTGGCTGTCTCAGCGTCTATCGCAACTTGGTTTTGTTCTCGTGTTTGAGGCCATCTGCTTACGAAGTCTATGCGCTGAAGTTTGCGCTGTACTGCATTTATAGGACCGCGCTCTGCTTTTTCAGCGCCCTCTGCGTCTCCCTCATCAATAAGGGACTGGCGATCTTTACGCTGAGTGTCCAGTTCTTCTTCTGTTTTGGATTTTAGTTTAGCTAAGACCTCCGCTTCACCAGCTTCATTGAAGTCGATGACGGGGTTTTCATCTTCAAGCATGTTTGTGCGAGGTGTGGGCTGAAGTTGTAAGTTGCCCTCTGGCGTTACCCTGCCAGCCGCGTTTGCCGCACGGTCAGCCATGCCGCGAGTAATGGAGTTTCGGTTCAGATTTGAACCAACCTTATCACTAAGTTGTTTTATGCCTTCGTCGTCTAATTGAGTAATGCCTTTGTTACCAGCTTTTCTAGCGTTGGTGTCTGAAAGCATCTTGCCGAGAAAAGGAACCTTGCTCGCGCCTGGAATGTTAGGAGTAACTGCACCACCTAGACCAAATACGCCGCCTAATGCGCCGCCTGTTGCCGCGCCACCTAAAGCCGCACCGCCCGCACGTAGCAAGCTAACGTCGTCTTGTAACCCAAGACCTACGTTTCTGTTCTGTATGCCGATATCGGCAATGCCTTCAGTTATGCCACTAGCTACAGCCTCTCCTGTTGCACCGCTTTTTATAGCGGCTCCCATAGCTTTCTGAGAAATCTGAGATTTGGTTAAACCCTTGGCCGCAGTTCCAGCGGCTAAACGAGCCGCCTGTCCACCAGCACCGAAACCAATAAGGTTCAGCGGGTCAGCTAACATTGCCGCGCCAGTTTCAAGGATGGCTTCGCCAGCGCCGTCTACCCCGAAAGGTAGTTGGTCGTACACTTGCTGTATTCTAGCCAACCGTTTGGTCTGGGCGTCTGAGGAATTGTATGCGTCGTAAACGTCTTTACCGATAGAGATACTGTTGTTGTTTTTCCAACGTCTATCGTTTAGGTAATACTCAACGACCTCTTCTGCACCACGGAAAGACTTGCCGTCTCTTTGTCCGTAGTAGTCATACAGGTCTTTTAAGAACCTGTTATCGCTGAGAAGGTTCTTCGCAGTTTCTGCTGTTAGATTAGATGCATAATCAGTAGCTGTGTAGTCTGAACCCGTGTCAGTAGGGGTGTTGATGAGTCCATCAAGACCTTTGCCTTTATGTACGTATGGCACTGCGATACTCCAGTTTTCTCAGTGGTTGTTACTAAGAACAAGAGTATCGCTATTTTTTTTGACAGTCGTCCCTACTACTTATTCGGGTCATCGCTAAAGTTGGAGGCGTTTAATCCATGCACAGACGAACCTGGCGCACCAACAAGTTCATAGAAAGCGCGATCAGAAATCGCCGTTCCCTGATCTCTATAGGCTTGCGCCATTTGCATGACTACACTACTAAGCCAATCGGCTGGTGTATCGAATGGGCCGTTAGGTCTGATCCCGATAGTTGGGTCAGGGGTGAAGCCGTACACCATGTCTGTCTTGTTGTTAATCCCAGAAAACGCCCTCCGCATATTCGCTGATGGGTTAAACCCTTGCGGTCTGTTCGGGTTCGCGGTCATCGGCGGTAGCTGTCTGACCGAACCCTGAGAGACAGGAGTAAGGGAACCAGACTTCTGATCGTATTTGTAGAATTTACCCACTGCCAGAGGCTCACCATTAGTGTCTTTGAATTGATCTGAGCCGTTAAGGGCTTTGTACGTATTGTTACTGCTTCCAAACAACTCAAGTGTTGGGTGTCTAATAACTGAAGGACGACCTGTACTGTTCTTCGGTTCAGCAAGTATCTGACTAACTTTTTCAAGAACTCTATTTGTTACCTCGTTATGCTTAGTGGTTATTTCAGACTCGGTTAAACCTCTGAAAGCTCCCTTGCTTTGCAAAGTCTTACGTAAGTCTAAGTCAATCTGACTTACCAGAGCTTCTACGATCTGTTGCTTTTTAGCAATGACCTGTTCTGGGTTGTCTCCAAACTTCAATGTGGTAGTGAAGATTGTCTCAATTGCTTCCGCAAACTCCTTGTCGTAGGCTTCTTCTTGGTTGGAATAGTAAACCTCCAAGTCTGAACCTGGCGGGATAGCGTTAGTAGTGAACTCGGCTCTGACCTCCGCCTGAAATGCAACACTTGACTGTATTAATTTGGTAGCCACGAGGTAGTTCAGCATTTCACGAGCATCATCTACGGTTCCGCTCGTCAATTTTTCCTCTCCGAACCTGGCCTTCAATTCACTTGCAACACCAAAGGCATCTCTAGTCATAACGTAATTTGAGGCGACCTCTGTCATTACGGCAAACCCTGCGCCGCCTTCTGCAAACTCAGGCATGCCAGCAAGTGTATCTACCCGTTTTTTAGCAAGCTCAAGTGCCGCTTCAACCTTTGAGTCTATCTTGACTTGCTCTGCGTCCCACTCCGTCTGGTACTGAGTGCCTATAGCTCTCTCGGCGGCTTCTATCCACTTCTGGAACTCTGGGTCTTGAGCGTTGTCGGCGATAGGTAGGTCATAAGTTTCACGAGCCATGTTATAGGCTTCAAGCACATCTGCGTCGTCGTACCCTTTCGCCGCTACAGTTTTCGCAAACTCACTATCCTTTGAAAGAATGTGAGTGCTGAACTCTCTTTCGTTCAACTCTACTTTGGCAGAGTTTGCTTGAGATTGCCTTGTTGTGAGAGACGCTACAATGCTTGCATGCAAGGTTTTATAGTCTTCGCTGTCTTTACCAAGGTTATACTTTGACCCAGCAATTATTTCTGAAGCCAAGCTTGCGATTTGATCTTCACTCATGTGCCTTAGTTTTTCGCCGCTGTAGCCCACCACCAACTTGCTTGCGTCGGCTGTGGCCGTAGCCGTCAATGCGTCTTGCTTCCTTTGAATTTCTATACCAATCAAAGTTTTCTTCCAAGGCGCTACGTTATTAGCGTCCATTATCTTATTGGCAGTATCAACATCTTCCACGTTCTTTAACGGGCCATCCAAGTAGTCTGTTACAGCCTGTGTTCTAACCTGGGCATGCTGTTCAGGAATGTTTTGAGAGCGGCGGTCCCACATTGACTCCGCCATTTCTTGTCTGTCTGGGAAGCCCGCCATCCAGTCTGCCTTTAACTTTGTAAGTTCTTTTGCGTCAGTGACATCAACATTCGAGTGGTAGCCCAAAAAGTTATTCCAACTTTCATCAGCCTTTTTACGGTCTTCCATCACTTTCGCTTCTTCTGCGCCGCGAGTGTTCAAAGCCAGTACGTTGTTTCTGTCAGCAAGTTCCTTCATCATCGCGCCAGAAGGTAGGTCGCGCAAAAAGAAAGCGTCGCCGCCAGCAAGACTTCGACGAAAACCGTCCAGTTCTTTTGCGGTTACATCTTCACCCATAGAAGCCTTCATCTTGCGGTATGCTAAGAAGTCTTCTCTGTTCTTTTTGCGCTTGTCATAGATACGATCTTCTTGTTTCGTGAACGCATCATTGGCCGACGTAAAAAACTTTGCCATATTTGTTTACCTATTTACCACCATTGGAGAGGCCAAGCCGATCTATTCTTGCTTGCAAGTCATTTATTGTCTGTTGTTGTTCCGCAATTTTAGCATCGTTAGGGTTGTTGTAATCACCCTTGCCAAGTAGGAAGTCCATGTTCCCACCATACTTCCCAAGGTTTGCACGAGCCGTTCCTTCACCCGCCATGCTGTCTTCAGCAGTTTCTCCAACTTCTTTGCGATAGTCTTTCGCAGACGAAGAAGCATTACTGAAAGCTGAACCCGCGTTCGTAGGCAGGACATCTCGAAGGTTATCAATCCCAGTCTGATATCCCGCGCCAATGTCTGCGTATACGTTTTTACGCCCGTCCATAAGCGTTTGCTGGTTAGTTCCAACTCTGTTAATAGCGGCATTGTAAGCCTCCTGATCCATCTTACGAAGCTCACTAGCGTAAGTCCGAGAAAGGTCTCTTTGTTCATCTCTAAACCTATCCGATCTGTCCATGCCTTTTGATATTGCGTCGGCAAATCCCGTTGAGCTAACTCTGTCTATTGTTTCATTCAAGTCGTCTTGATACATACCACGTATTTGCTGGTAATTTTGGTTTATGTCGTTCTGGGTAACTGCTGGAAGTTGCCCCATAGCCGCACGAGCTTGGTTGATGGCTTGCTCAAGCAATTGTGAACGGTTCACAATTCCACCACGAAGAGACTGCTCTTCAGCGGCTCGTCGTTGCGCCAACTGTAGCTGTTGATTAGTGATAGCCTGCTGACGAGCCAAAGCATCTTCGTATTCACGACGATCTTCCTTGGCCCTTTTCTGGGCTTCGTAGTAATCGTAACCAGCGCCTACTGTCTGCGCCCACATGCCCGCTCTTGTAGGGTCTCCGTTGGCATCAGTACCGTACAGAGAGTTCAAACCCTGCCCTAAAAATTCACCAATCCCAGCCATCGTCTTCTCCTATAGATATTTCATTCCGAAACCAGAACGGGCTGTTGTAAGGTTACGTGACAGAGGACCACGAGCCGTGTACATAGCTTGAGGGTCATTCGGAGAGAACGCAATGATCTGCTGTTGCCCCGCAGTTGGCAAAACATAATTTACGTCTGGAACAACTGATTGACCTGGGCCTAGTTGTGGAATGTTTGGGTCAATCTGTAAGTCAGATTGATTCTGACCAACTGGTGTTTCCGTTTGCTCCGCACCAGGAGGAGCCATGTTTTCTACAACTTGGTCGTTACCGCCCAATGCTCTTGCTCCGAACCCTTGCTGTCCTTCACCGATTTCTCCGCCAGGTGTAGCAGAACCCATCTGCTGTTGTACCATAGCATCGTCAGAAACCTCCGAAGCATAACCAGCACCTTGCCCTTTTAAGAACTGACCACGCTTGCTGTTGTCGAAAGGCGTCATACCAGTTAAAACTGTTTCGTCTCCAAGGATTCTGTTCTTCCCTAAGAACTCCTTGTCAGCACTAGGGTCTCCAACATCTCTACGCTCTCCTTCACGAAACTCAGTAGACTGAGCCTCACTAAGAAAGTTTGTGATGTATTTGTAGTTCGGTACGTTCGATGCGACGTTAGAACTTACTTGTGAGCCTCTAGGGTTGTAACGTCTAGGGTCGCCGTTATCGTCACGGCCACCATTGTTATCGTTTGGGCCTGTAGGCCCACCCCATGAGACGCTCTTATTGGTTCCCGCAACGTAGCCTTGTGGTGGCCCTTGTGCTGGTCCGTTTGAGCCGCCTGTTCCTGAATCGCCCATAATCTTCTCCTTTAACCAAACAAAATTCCGTTACCAAACCCAGAGCGTCTTGCGCCTCGGTCTATCTCATTCTTACTCGCTGTTCTAAATGTAGCAGAACCGTAGTCTCTGTTCTTCCCTCGCGTCAACATGCCTGCCCCCATACCACGTAAGCCACCGCCGCGTGTAGAGGCAGGGTTGTTGTATGATATCGGGTTAAGGACATTAGAAGAACTGTTCTGCCCTTCGTTTATGATGTTTTGTATCTGATCCCCAATCAACTTCCAACTGTCACCAGAGTTGTCGTTGGTATCGTTACTATTGTTAGAGTTGACAGACTGGTTGGCTACAGGGTTGCCTGTCGAAACACCGTCTTTGTCGTTATATGTTGCGGCAGTATTTGATACGTTAGTAGTACCAGCCATAGAGGTTGTGTTGCTGGGGATGGAGCCAGACTTATTGTTGTTTGAAAAAGATGTGGAGTTCCCAGAGTTTCCAGAAGTGGTTGACTCGACTGAAAAGTTAGACGAACTTTTGTTGTCTAAACTCTGTTGAGCGGCAGATTCTACTTGACTAGATACGTCTGATTGCAAGTCAGCGGTAGCCGAACCTTTTGGAGCCGCGCCTTTGCCAGAAGGCGACGTATTATTGGGTCCGTTGATCTGTCCAGTATCTATATCATAACTGCCGACATTGACAGGATCATCAAATCCAGCTTCTGCGAGAACACCCCTAATCTCTTGGTTTATCGCATCTTGAACTTTACCAACACTCAAGCCTGTGATTGCCACGTTGTTAGTCGCACCATATACACTCTTTGCAAGTGGGGTAAGAGCTTTATCCACTACAGGGCCAGCAACATGATTAACAAGCGGACCCATTATGTCATAGTCCAAATTCATAGTCGCTCCTTTTGGAGCGTTGGGGTCATAGCCTTTTTGCGTGTAGTCGTAAGCAGAAAGCGGAGCCATTGTGCTAAAATTAAAGCCTGATATCGCCTTACCTAATGTTGGGTGTCCTTTCACAGTAGCCAAAACACTAGCACCAGTCTTTGCCAGATTAGCCGCATTTTGGCCGACGTTCTGCCAACCAGACCTAATGCCTAAGTTCCCGTTTGCGTCTAAACCAAATACATCACCAAACAATCCCTTGCCGACTACGCCAGTATTACCGAACACGTTATATCCGACACCTGGTGTTCCTGTCTCAGCGTTAAACCCTCTAGCCATAGCATTTACTATGTCTTCCTTGGTCATGTCGGGGTTGTTGTTCATAATGTCGTTGACGTTTGGTGGACCCATGAAGCCAAAGTTGTAGCCGCCCTTCATCGCGCCTGCTACGGCAGTCCTTCTGCCAAACTCTTCCAGAGCGGCCAGACGCTCTGATTTAGCCATTTTGTTGTCTACGACACCTGTTCCAATCAGGGCGAGTTCTACGTTCATGTTGTCCATTGGAGTGTTTGGATCGTAACCATTGTCTATCATGGTTTGGATTCTGTCAGCCAGCTTCGCTTGGGCGTTGTTGTTATTTTCGTCACGGGCTACGTTTAGGTCTTGCTGTGCTTGGCTCAATGTGGTGGTCGTACTACCGTCAGGGTTATTGGTAGTAATGTTACCCATCTCGTCAACTGTTTGATTGTTCGTGTTAGCGTAGTTCTGTCCTGGCCCACTAGCCCAGGTACTCCAAGAGTCAGCTTCAGCTTTCCCAGCCGCTATCGCGTCCATCTCCCTGTCATCAGCGGATGATGAACTGCTACTGCTACTGCTAGTATCATTGTTATCATCATTGCCGCCGCCGCCACCACTTGGGCCGCTTGGAGCGTCAGATGTGTCAGTTCCACCTCCACGATTTCCATCATCTGGAATGTAAGTCGGTACACCCATAGGACCTGGCTCACCTGAACCGCCAAGAGCTTTTAGCAAGTTTGCTTCTTCTTGGTTAATGTAGGCAAGCATATGCGGTTGGCCGCGAACATTAGTGCGCCGAGGCGGGGAAAAAGTTTTTCCGTTCATTTTAACGCCTTCCTATAACTAGAGCCTATCTTATGGTGTCCTAGCCTTTTCATAAAACCGTCCCACTTATCTCCCTGACCATGAGATGTGGGGGAGAAATACATAAGACTTGCGCCAACATCCATTGACCAAGCCTCCCAAGCCTTCATAAACTTAAATGCCGTTGACCCTCCCCTGTTCTCAGGGGACACATACAAAATCTCTTCGATTGAACACACCTCGTCGCAGAAGTAAAAGGGTTCAGCTTTAGCAATAAAGATACCAAAAATCTTTTGAGAGGGTGAGTCTTCTGCGACAAGCATGAGCTTGTTCCTGTCGCTGATTCCTCGCATACACCAGTCAAGCATCTTCTCCTCTTCGTAGGGTAGCCAGTGAAAGTACGATGACTTGTGGAACTGCTTACCCAAATTAACACAATGCCCCACATCTTCTTCTTCCATAAACCTAATCACATGTACAATACCTTGTTACCAAACCCACTCACATCAGACCGTCTACTCTGAGAAGATATGCTTCTCCCGAACGTAGGGCTGTATTGAGGCCCGACTTCTTGATAAGAACTTCCGCCGTCTCTGTCGTCAATCTCTTCGAGATACGTAACGCCAGCGGGCTTCTGTGTACCACTATAAGCAGGAGGCGTAGCAGAGGGTAGAGTCATTGACAGATTGGCCTGTTGATTGCTTGCCCCATAAGGCACGTTCTGAGCGTCCAGAATCTGCCCGTAGTCAGTAGGCAAAGGGTTGGAAGGAGTGTAAGTAGGCTCTGGTCTTGGAGGCTCGTAGGCATTGTAAGCACCGTAAGCGCCAACAGCGCCTGACAGTATCTTTTCAGTCGTACTCAAAGGGTCGTCTTCCCCCAAGCCAGATAGACCGTAGCCTGCCGCACCCCCAAGCGCGGCTTGTAGTGCTTGGTCGTTGTCAGCACCCGCCAACTTAGCCGCACCGTAAGAGCCTGCTCCCGCTAATCCCGCCTGCACTAGATCGTTTCCAAGAGGGTCGTCTACAAAATCGTCCCAGCTATTGCCGATGTCTTCCATCGCGTTGTCATATAAGTTGCTTGCGCCTTCTGACACATTGTTCCAAAGACTAACGTACCAAGGATCGTTAAACTGCTGTGCGCCTGTGTCTCTGTTGTAGTTACCTTGGTCGCTACCTACTACATATTGATCTGGGTTCAGACCTGATTGAGCCATAGCCAATTGGACAGCCATAGCAAGTTCTGGGAAGTTTTGCTGAACCCTAACAGGCATGACCATCTCTCCGCTTTGAGAGTAGGTTAGAGAGTCGTCGCCACCTTCCATAGCTTTGTAGTGGCTGATGATGTCGTCAGCGTCTTTAATCTTTCCTAAACCGTCGTCACCGCTTTGCATGATGGCGTCACTGATAGTGCGGTTTTTGCGTATCTCTTTGAAGCGTTCTTGCTCTGCGTCTTTAAGTGCCTTAATCCTGCCACTGCTGTTGCCCTCTCTGTCTTGACCCATAGCGTCAAAGCCAAGACCACCAAGGCCAGATGGCATTGATGGTATCTCGTCGTCGTGACCCTGCAACAAACGGGTAATGATGGACATGGGTCCCCAATCATCGAGTAACTCACGTAGGCCGTAGTTCTCCTCATCACGAGGCTGGCCGCTCATGGTGGTGTTTTTTCTGTCAGCCATTTAAGCCCCCTTATACGTTGACAGTTGCCGCCGCAATACCAAGTTCTAAGGAAGTGGCACTGGAGGCGTTAGTCACCACAAGCTCAAGTCTGCGGCCAGAAGTCGTGGCATCAATCTCGATAATGGTGGCTAAAGATATAGACTGTGCAGTAGAAGACACGCTGTATGTGCTTCCGATTACAGAGCCGTCAACTGAAAGCTGAATGGTACATGACCCTCCAGCAAGCTTAAAGGCAATGCCGTCAATTCGTATTGTCTGCTTCCACATCCTCGTAATGTAATAAGTCTTGTTAGTTACTGTAGCGGAGCTATCTTCCCATACCGAGAAGAACGGAAGAGTAATGGTAGAGAATGTTTCAGGCAACTGACCAACAGGTAGCTTACCCGCAGTGTCCAAGGTAGCTACACCGTTTGCCGCACCCATGTAAGTCTTAGGTACAAGAGACGAGAAGTCGATGTCACCATACTCAAGCGATGTGCCTGTGCCATTAACGCGAACATACTGACCAGCATTGGACTGGACGAACGTAGGCAAAGAACTTTCAGGAGAAGTGGATAGCCACTGCACACCGTCATAGAACTTGAGGACGGCTGGAACCTGTGAGATGTCAAGCCACAGATCACCAGTTGAAGGGGATGTGGGAGATGTTAGCGAGTTCGTTATGTTTGCCTTGCCCGCAAGAGAGGTCGCTAGGTTAGAGACCTTTGCTTGAGGTATGTCATCGTTGTCGATGGACAGCTTGTTGTAACGAATAAACCCGTTAGCGTCAGTGTACTCATCCTCAAACATAAGGCCAGCAACTGTTTTCAAAGACTGGTTCTCAACAGTAAGAACAGTAACCTTGTCGTTCACGCCAAGAGGATTGTTTGGGTCAAGGAAGGTAATAGTATTGGCTGTTGCTGATGCAAGGTAGTCAGCGTTGCCGCCTTCTTCTTGTAAGATACCGTTACGCCACACCAAAATCTTTTCGTCAGATGTGTGGACAAAGGATATAAGAGTTGTCGTTCCTGTGATCTCTTGATCGTCACGGCGAAAGTTTGTTACCGCCTGAGAACGAACAGAATAGACAGTGATCTTATCCCCGTTAGCAAGCACAGGATTTACGTTCTGCACTGTTACTGTATTATTGACAGTGCTGTATGTGTACTGAGCGGCTGTACCAGCAGACGTTACTTCGTGAAGCAGGATACCGTTACGATAAACAACGATGTCTGCGGTAGATGGGTCAAAGGAGTAATCAACAATAGAGACTGGAGCGCCAAGAGTCGCTACTGCCGCCGCTCCAGTTCCGTTACCACCAGAGAAGGTTATAGTAGGAACAGAAGAGTACCCAGAACCCGCGTTGGTTATTGTTACTGCTGTAACTTCGTCGCCATTAGTACCGCCTAGAGTTACAGTGGCCGTGGCCTGAATACCGTTAGGATCGTTAGGCGCACCGAAAGTTAGGGTAGGGGCGGCTGTATAGCCAGAACCTGGAGCCGATATTGTCACCGTGTCTACAGGGCCACCGATCTCGATGTCCTGTCTGTTGAAGAAGAACGGGCCTTCGACGTTACCAACAGAAGCGCCAGCAGGCCCACGAAGATCGCCAATGTCAGCGATTGTAGCCCAGCCGTCTTCTTCCCCGTTGTACTGTCCTACGCGGTATTGGATACCTGTTTGACTGTCGAGCCGCATCTGGATCGGACCACGGAACACGCCCTCTTCGTCGAAGAGAATGGCGAACAACTCACTTACAGTCTTGTTACCAAGCTCTGCTGAGTTGATGTACCTGATTAAGTTCTCGAAGTCTGTATGAATGTTACCGCTATTAACGTAGTTCTGCGGGTGCTGTTGTCTTAAACGTGCCATTTATCCTGTCCTCACTGTAACGGCAAAGCCGATTATTTTTAGAAGCCCCTTACCTCTTGTTGTAAACCGAAATTGCACACCACGATAACGATGCTCAAACTTCCTTTCGTACTGTCTACTTAACGGAACATCAGGGAATTTGTCGTCCACCCCGCCATCTTCAATAAGGAACTGCATTGAAGACATGTATCTACCGCGCTCGTCAAAAGCCTCTACCTGTAACTCGCCCTTTCCAGTAGCTTGTAAGATAAAACTGTAGCTTTCTTTAATGTCGTTGATAGCACCCTGCCAAAGTATGGGGGTGGTTATAACCATTTCAGGGCTATACTCTACGACTTCCTCTACCTTGTTCTGCTCCCAAACACCGCCTGGCGTACCAAGCAGAGTTATGCCGCCCAATGTGTCACCACACCGCACGTTTAAGAAGTCACCAGAAGACCACTTGCTTTCTCCACCAGCCATAGGATTTAGTGTAAGAGTAAGCCTCTTGGATATAAGGTCTGAAAGAGGGAAGTATATGTGGTATTGCCCTTCGTCTGTGTCGAAGTACGCGGTGATCTGCTCAGTGTCAGGCACTGTACGAACAAACTCTCTGTAGAGAAGGTCGATTTTGTTGGACATGGGTATGGTAAAGATAGTCACACCGTTTGTTTCAGAGCGACGAAGAGAGTGTACACCGTCTCTTGAGCAGAAAAGCAAGTCAGAACCAGCCTGACAAATGGTGTTATGAGATATAGTGCCTACTTTAATGTTAGCTTTATCGTCGATTTGCCATAGTGTGTAGTCAGGGTGTAGCTGATAAACCAGCGTCTGATCGAATGTGAACACCGCAAGTCTTGAGTTCTCGAAAACTCCAAGACCCCGTATCTCATCAGCAGTACCAATGACGTTTGCCACGTCGATGTCAGAGCCTTGCGTGACTTGTACAGAAGCAGGGTCTTCGTCTAGCGTGAATATGTCTTCCTTATCTACTCTGCTAAAATCAATAATTGTTCGTCGGCCTGGCTGTCCAGCAGTAGCAAGACGACGTTGGACTGCGACTACGTAGGCTGGACGCGGGTCGCTGTCAGCTTCAATCTGTTCAAACTTAAATCCATTGTAGGTGTACATAGGGTAGTCGCGTGACGCGAACACCACCTTATTATTGAATATCGTGGACGTAACAATGGCTGTCTGAGGATAAACCTCAAAAGCTTCGTGTCCGTTAGACTGAGGCTTCACATCTGTTCTGTTTGCATAAAAGTACAGGTCAGACGTTTGAGCCGCCACAAAGTCATCAAAGTAAGTCTCATCGCCAGCTTTTGTGCCAGATGACGTAACCGTAACTCTATTGAACACCTCGTCTACTGACACTTCTACCGTCGGAGGAGTGCCGCCATCATCCGTAGGCACTAGCAAGTCGCCGTTCTCTACGGCTATGCGGAGTATGTAAACGGGAGTTCCCGTGGCATCATCGCCCCAAGCAAGACCTGTCAGCAAAGGGTAGTTAGGCACTTCTTCAAAAACTACATCGTAGTACCTAAGTGTGCCAGTCGGTCTGATTACTCCTGAAGGATCGTCAATAACTGTTTTTGTAGTTGAGTCCCAATTTACTTCTATAGACCTCTGCGGGTTTTCAATAGCCCTTTCTGATTTCAGGGTTGTTCCCCCACCATCTTTCTGCGCCCAAACCGCAAGGTCTCGCCCGAAGAAGGTAACGTGCTTAACAACTGCATCGCCTTGAGTTCTTTGAGTCGCGCCTGGATCACGCACAATAGAACCCCTCCAATCGGCGTAACCGTTGGAAATGTTCAGCATGTGTTGCTTTTGACCAGTATCTAAAGCGCCTTTGTCTCTTGACGCATCAATCCCTTGGAAATCTTCGTAGGGATAAACCTTGGTCTTTACACCAGATGGAGCGTAGCTTGTTGACATTATTAACGTCTCCTAGCGTCGTAACCCTGTGTTCCGTTAGGGGCTTGAGACCGATCCCAAGGCGACACTTCAATTTTTCCAGAACCGAATTTTCTTTGGTAAAGTATTCTGTTCATCATCTTGAAGTACATAGGGCCATAAGCTTCGATCTTGTTAGACTGTTGCTGAACAGAGTAGTGGTACAATAATCCAGACACAACGATGCTGTCAGGTATGGGTCGCTGTTCAGAGGGGTGTGTGTAGTAATCTATCTCTGGGTTGTCCCAGTAAGCATGACCGCGTAAGTCCTCAATCACTAGGTTGGCAAACTCGACGAACATCATCATAACTTCGCCGTCGATTGTACCAGGATGCATGTCGCCATAACGACGTAGAGCTTGGAACACAAGTGCCTCCAAGTTTGAGTATGGCTCAGAAAGGTGGGGGTTGTTTACAGAGTATCTGTTACGACCCTCCTTACCGTCCCAGTATTCACGCCACTTACCCTCAATGTCGTTCTTAGTGTTGGCGTCTAAAGTATCACGTAAATCTCTAGCACCAGGCATATCATTTCGACCAGTGCCAGGATCGTAATGCTTTACGTCCTCGTTTGCTGGTCTATCGCCTTTTATGTCGTCGTATAAACGCGGTACTTCAATAGCCATTTAACTATGCCTCGTGTTTCATAAACCGACCTTGAACAAACCAAGTGTGCATCTCAAAAGCTTCTGTATGTTCTGGCGCTATTGAAAAGAACA